AGGTCTTTCAGAAAAACAGGCTAAGAAGACAATTACAAGTTTAATGGAGTTTTATTTAGATTCAGAAATTATCGAAAGAGACGAATATTTACAGGCTAAAAAGAAAATGGATGAGATGACAATGGGTTCTCTCGTTTATCAGTTAAAAGCAGGTGAAAGAGCACTTACTACATTATTGGAAACTATTGAAGGAGGAGAACTTGCTCCTAGAATGTTTGAAGTACTTGCTACGTTACAAAAATCAATGCTTGATATAATTAAAAGTCAGACCATGTATTTGATGGCTACTGAAGAAAGTGCAAAACGAATAGCTAGAGATATTGAACTCTATAAAAAGAGAGATAGAGATGGTGCTGTTCAAGATGGCGGAGGTTCTAATGAAAATGGAAATATTCAAAGAGGAACTAAAGACTTAATGAATCAAATACAGGCAGGTATTAATCAGGCAGATATAGAAGATATAAAACCAGAAGAAGATGAGTGATAACGTTTGGATTCCAAAGGAAACGGGCCAAGCAACTTCAGAAAGACTTGTTTGGTCAACTAAAAAAATCAATGATTTAGAAATTGCGCTTGACCAGGGTTATAAGCCACAAGTTAAGATGCCTTTCTATGAAGGAAAGCAATTTTTAAGAAGGGGTAATATTGTATTTGAATACACTGATGAAGAGATTCAAGAGCTGGCTAGATGTGCGTCAGATATTGTATATTTTGCAGAAAAGTATGCAGTTGTTCTTACTGATGAGGGAATCCAGCAAGTAAAGTTGAGAGACTATCAAAAAGATATGTTGAGAAACTTTCAAAACAATAGATTTAATATATGTTTAGCAGCCCGTCAGATGGGTAAAACAGTTATGGCCAGTATTTTTAATGCATGGTTCTTAACATTCAACACAGATAAAAACACACTGTTATTAGCAAACAAATCTGATACAACAAAAGAAATTATCGATAAAGCAAAGGTTGTTATAGAAAATCTTCCATTCTTTATGAAACCTGGTATTACGAAATACGACGTAATGAATGTTAAATGTGATAATGGTTGCAGGCTTGTTGGTCAAAGTACAACTGCTAAAGCAGGTATTGGTTTTACAATTCACTTACTATTCTTAGATGAGTTTGCACATATACACCCTTCCATAGTTGACGCATTTTATGAAAACGTTTATCCAACGCTTTCTGCTTCTAAGGTGTCTAGGATTATTATTACAAGTACTCCAAATGGGTTTAATAAGTTTTATAAGATATACAGCGCAGCAGAACGTGGTGATAACGAATATCATCCGATGAGAATAGATTGGTGGCAACACCCTGATAGAGACGATGCTTGGTATAAAAGAGAACTTGGTAACTTAGGAACTGTCGAGGCTTTTAACAGACAATATGGAAATGAATTTGTAAGTTCATCAAATCTTCTTTTAGACCCAGGTTCTATGAAGAAGATGAGAAGTTCAATGAAAGAATATGTTCATCATGATTTTGATTGTTTTACAGACAATCATATAGATATAAAAGGCTTTTTAAGTTGGCATCCAGGATTTGATGTTGAAACTTTAGGAGATAAAGATAAATATTGGCTATTAACAGTTGATATTGCTGAAGGAAACGGAGGAGACTATTCCATTATTAATATATTTAGAGTCGATCCAATGACTAAGAAGCAAATAGAAAATGTTGTAACACCAGGAGCAATGTATGATTTCTTTAAGTTAAATCAAGTCGGTGTTTTCAGAAGCAATGAACATATTATTGAAGATTTTTCAAAAATACTTTATTTAATAGGAGTAGAATTACTATATAATGAAAATACCAAAATGATTATAGAATTCAACACTTATGGTGCGGTTCTTTTAAAATATCTACAAACAGTATTTCCTAGAACAAATGATTTTGATGAAGAGATGATTTTAAGATTTAAACATAGACATGATAGTAAAGGTTTAAAACATGGAATAAAGATAAAAAATGATAATAAGCCAATATTTTGTCAGAATTTTAAATCTTTATATGAAAATAATAAAATCAATATAACTGAATTTGAAACAACTAATGAGATAAGTCTTTTCGGTACTTTACCTTCAGGAAACTATGGTGCTCAGATGGGTCATGATGACCTTGCAATGTCAAGTATTATAGCAACAGAATTTTTTAATACCACGGCATATGCAGATTCTATAGAAGAAATGCTAGATATAATAGATCCGGATATTCATGATTTCATGGAAATGACTCTATTTAAAGACAATGAAGACCAAGGAGACTTAAATTTTGATATTTATGACCTATTATAGAATAATCTCCATAACACTAAGATATATACTTTAACAAACTAAAAAAAATAATTTCAATTATGGCACTAAGTCCTCAATTATTGCAATTCAAATCTAGTGGTGTTTACCGTCTAGAATTTGATAAGTCTCAAGTATCTAACGTTACTGCAGAGACTATTAGGTTGGTTGCTGGTCACTCTAGAAAAGGACCTTACAACACACCAGTATATTGCGAAGATACAGAATCTTTTACTCTTATCTTTGGTAATATCGACAAAAAATTAGAAAAGAAGGGAATGTTCTTTCATAGAAGCTGTTTAGAAGCTCTTAAAAGAGGTCCTATTCTAGCTATGAATTTAGCAGATTTTGATTCAGCTGATAAGGCTGATTACGCTGCAATCGTTACAGATGCTACAGACTCTACAGCAGCTAGTACAGTTGCAGATAAAGAGTATGAAGATTTTCATAACACTGACAAATTCATGTATCCATCAGATGAAGAAGTTTTAGCTACTATTGGTGGTACTGCAACTTCAACTGAAGCATTAAACCTTGTAAATCTTGGACAAGACAATTTATCAATTATCGTAAGACAAGCACAAGATGTTAAAGCATTCGAAGTAACTGCTAGAGAATGGTACGGAGAAGGAAATCTTCCAGATGGAGTTTCTGAATTTGACTATATTTCAGATTACATGGTAGACGTATTCGTATTTAAAGGTAAATTCGATGCATCTGCAATGGATGTTGACCCAGTATATGGAGATTACTTCTCAACAACTGGTTTATTAAAAGACAAATTAAATGATTTCGCAGATGAAAGATCTGTTTCTTTATTGGCACAATACACTGGTTCAATTTTACCAGGATTCCAAGATTTAGAAGGAAACGGTTTATATTTAGAGCAAATTATTAACTCAGAAACTAGAAGAACTGGTTTATTCTGTGCTGTTAATGAAGAAGCAGTAGAAGAAGGAAATTCAAATCTAAAAGGTATTGCAGACAATGCTTCTGATTTCGAATTATTATCTTATAAGACTTTAGCAGGAGCTAGAGGAATCGATTTTTCAGCAACTGACTTTGTATTTGCTTCAACTGGAGCTACATTTACATTTACTTCAGCTGCTGATGATGATTTAGATTTAGAAGTAGGAGATTATATGCCTACTCAAACTGGTAAATTAGCAAGAGTAAATAGAATTTCTCAAGCAGGTACTGCACCAACAATTTATACTATAACGTGTTCAGAAGCACCAGATAATGGTTTTGACCCAGCTACAGACGTAGCGTTTAAGTCTTTCCATAAAGCAGCTACAGAATACAGCTTATTTAATCTTGATAAAATTGTAATTTCTGAACAAACTATAGTAGATTGTTTAACAGCATTCTCATCAGGAGGTTTATATTCAGCTTTAACTGATAGAGATGTTATCGATTTAAGATATATCGTAGATACATTTGGTTCATATGAAGGTGGAGCACTTTTAAATAAAAACGAATTCACAAGAGTTGCTAAAGCTAGAAAGAACGTATCATGTATCTTAAATGCACCAACTGTTGCAGAATTTAAAAAATCATCAGACCCATCTTTTAAAGATGCATTAACTGGAAAATTCAATACTAGATTTATAAAAGACGGTGGAGATTTATCACAAAATCCAACAGGAATCTACGCTTTACCTTCAATTGCAGAAGGAGCTAACTATGGTTTCTATTATGGACCAGGATTAGAAGTAAGAGAAGCAGGTAAAATTAAAACAGTTGTACCAGCTGCTTACGTATCTAATAACTACATTGATAAATTTACAAATGCTCTTCCTTGGTCTATCGTATCAGGACCTAGAAGAGGAGTTATCACTGGAACTAACGTTATCGGTGCTGAATATCCATTCGATAAAGATGATAGAGATAATTTAGAACCATTTGGAATCAACCCAATCGTATTCGAAAGAGGAGTTGGATTGAACATCAAAGGTAATAAAACTGCACAACAAACTGTAAAATCAGCTTTAAGTTCTGCTCACGTAAGAGAAGTATTAATCTTCATCGAAAACGGATTAGCAGATATTCTTAAGGATTACTTATTTGAGTTTAACACTGCACAGACTAGATTAGAAATTAAAACTCTTGCAGATGCATTCATGGAAGGAGTTTTAGCAGACAGTGGAGTTTATGCATATAATAACGTAATAGACCAAACTAACAATACTAACGACGTTATTGATAATAACATCGGTATCCTTGATACATTTGTAGAACCAGTTAAAGGTTTAGAAATTATTGTACATAGAACTACTGTACTTAATACTGGAGATATAGCTTCAGGTAACTTCTAAAAATAATTAAGATAAATCAGGAAAGACTTCGGTCTTTCCTGATAAATTTTAAAAAAGAATTAGATATATAAAACATAAATAAAAATAAAAATAAAGAAATGGCATTACCACATTATTCAAACGACCAAACTAGCAAGAAAGGTAAGAATTTTGAACCAGTATTAGCGAATATGTTTGAGGTAACTATTCTTCCACCAGCAGGAGTTGGAGGTCAAGAATTATTAATTCAACATATTAATCAAATATCAGGTTTAGAACTTCATAAAGATTTGGGAACAGTAACTCAAAAATTTAAGTGGTCTACAAGGTCTTTCACAGGTGTTCCTGGAGATTCCTTCTTAGACGTTACCGTTAACTTCTCATTAAACTTAAACGATGCAAATCAAATGTATCTTTACAAAACAATGAGAGACTGGTACAGATTGGCATATAACCCAGAAACTGGAGAAACAGGTCTTAAAAAAGACTATGTTGGACAGATGGTTATTGTTCAATTTAACAGAAAAGGTGATATTTTTAGAAAAATCACATTAGATGATTGTTTCGTTTTCTCACCAATAAATCCTTTGGCTGAAAATAACTACGAAACAGGAGACGCACAAGCAATTGACGTTGTTTGGAGAGCTGACAACTGGTCAGAAGAGTTAGCATAATAACAAACCTATAAGAGAGAAGACAATATTAATGTCTTCTCTTTTTTTACACCGAAAACATAATATAATAATATTTTAATATGTCCAATAAGAAAGATTATTTAGTAGATAAGTTAATTAAAAAGATACAAGTTTTATTAACAGAGCCGGAGTTTGAGGAGTTAAATAACATAATCTTAAGCGAGGCTTTAAAAAATAAACAAAGACCTAAGTCAGTTAGCGCTTTTGTTAGAGAGCTAGTTAAAAAAGAAATAAAAAGAATTGATAATATAAACAATTCTGAAACAAAATAAATTAAACTAATATAAACCTTAAAAATTCATTAAAGATGACGGAAGAAAACAACAATGAAGAATTTGATAAATTCTTAAACAAAAAAGAAGAAGGCAATGGTTTTGATGATACATCAAACCCGGCTTCAAATGAAACGAACGAAGCTGCCGAAGAAGTAGACCCTATTGAGGAGGCTATTGAGAAAAAAGGATTAGGTTCTGTAAATATGGCAAATTATGGACGCCAAAGAGCAGATTCTACCGATACTGTTTTAGGTTATGTACCTTTAGCAATGGAAACTCTTTTTTCTAAAGGTAGATTTTACCCACAAGATGCTAGTATCCATGTTAGATCTGCTAAAGTAGCAGAAATTAGACATTTTTCAACAATGAACGAAGAGAATATCTTAGACATTGAAGAAAAATTAAACAATATCGTAAAATCTTGTATGCGATTTGAATCTAAGTCTAAAAAATTGTCTTATAAAGACCTTATGGAAGAAGACAGAATTGCAGTACTTTTAGCAATTAGAGACCTTACTTTTCCAGAGCCGGAAAACAAAATCATTGTAAAGGCCGAGAATAGTTATGGTGAATCTAGAGAAGTTGAAGTAGCTACACAAAACTTTACTGCGAATGAAATTCCAGAAGAGATTGAAAAATACTATGACACGGTTTCAAGATGTTTTAGAATTCAAACTCGTTCTTCTGGTGAAATTCTAATGAGACCCCCATCTATTGGAGTTATGGAAGAAGTTACTAAGTATATTAGAACTCAACAAGAAACTAAGAAAAGATGGGACCAGGCATTTATTCAAATTTTACCTTATATTCAATTAGACTGGAGAGGTTTCGGTTCAAAAGAAATCTTTAATAGTGAAATTGAATTCCAGGGTTGGAATGAGAAGAAGTACATGGTAGTATATAGATTAGCAGAAAAAATGAGAATCGGTGCTCAACCAGAAATGGAAGTAAACATCGAGGGTGAGGACGTTATGGTCCCTCTCGATTTCCCAGGTGGAGTCAAAGGCCTTTTCATTATTTCAGATCTCGCTGGAGAACTTCTTTAAGGCTAAATTCTATCTGGGTTTCCATTTGCATCTCCAGCCTAGTGAAATCGATGCTCTTGATTTTTATGAATATCAGTATTATGTACAAAATCTTACTGAACATCTCAAGAAGCAGAATAAAGAAGAGCAGGAGCAAAACGAACAAATGCAGGAACAGTACAGCACACAAACTCCTAAGGTCCCCAAAATGAGTGACTATGGAATGAAAATGCCTAAAATGTCTGGTATGAAAATGCCTAAGTTTTAGAGATATATAATAAAAATACTTAAAAACGTTGGCAAAACCATTCGCATCTCCATTCGAGAAATTATCAGGAGATAATCAAAAAGTAATAATTGAACAGCTTTCCCCAGGAGGAGAGCTGTTCAGTTTATTTGAAGAAATTCTAAAGCAGCTTCAAGGTACTGAAGAGAGAATAGAAAAAGACGAAGCCAAAACTAAAGTAAGTTTATTTGCCGGTTTAACAATGAAAGAGGCCATTGCCTGGAAACTTCTAGGTGAAAAAGGTCTTCAAGCGGTAGGTAAAGGTCTAGGTGCTATCGCCGAAGTTATAGATGGTATGCAAACTGGCGGTAAAGAAGCCAAAGAAAAAATGGATGCTATCGCAACCGGTATCGAAGCTGTAATGGGTATAGCCCCTAAAATTCTTAAATTTGCTATTCTTTTAACACTTGCTCTACCTTTCCTTATGGTTGCAATATTGGTAGTTCCACTTGTGGCAGTTCTGATGTTAGGTATTATGTTCGTAATGTCAATACTTAATAAATTAGCTGAAAATTCAAAAGAAGCCTATAAATCTATGGCTCTTTTAGGAGATGTTGGAGATGCCATTTTTAAATTTGGAGGAATGCTAGCACTTTCATTACTAGTATATCCATTTGCATTACTCGCATTAGTTGTCGTAATACCAACACTGTTATTAATGTTGGGCGCTCTTACTTTAATAGGGCGTTTAACAGACAAAGAGGCGTTAGAAAAACTCAATGGTCTAAAAGATCTTGGGATATCAATACTCTTATTTGGTGCTGCTATAGCTCTAAGTGGGCTTGTATATACGTTCGCACTTCAGGCAATGCCCATTGTTTTAGGTGTAATACTTGGATTTGCATTAGTATTCTTTTTATTAGATAAAATAGGTTTTGTAAAATCAGTGAATAAATCTGGTGAAGCATTACAAAAGGTAGGTATAGCCATATTAGTATTAGGTGCCGCTTTATTTATTTTTGGACTATTATTTCCACCAACAAAAGAAACTTTTCAAACTTTAGGATTTACAATGCTAGTGCTTGTAGGCGTTGCATTTGCGATGTGGCTAGTTGGAAAAATGTATAAAAAAATGAAAAAAGGTGCAATAGGCTTAGCTCTGACTGGACTTGCCATTGTAGTATTAGCATATGCTATTAAAAAATTCCATAAAGCATTACCTCCAAACCCATGGGAATTCTTTGCTCAATTAGGAGTAGCACTTGTAGGTTTAGGTGTAATAATGTGGGGTTATGGAAAGAAATGGAAAGAAATAGGATACGGAGCACTAGTACTTGCAGGTACTGGAATAGCACTTGCAGTTATGGGATGGGGAGTTAAATCAATGGCAGACGCCTTAAATAGTACTGGAAATCCTTGGATGTTTATGGCTGAACTTGGAGTATTTCTTGTTGGAATGGGAGTTATGGCAGCCGGTTGGGGTGCAGCATCTGTATTAATAGGATTAGGAGCCGCAGCAATGGGAGCTACTGGATTAGCATTGAAAGCTGTATCTTTTGGACTTAAAGGCTTTGTACCTATATTTGCAGGAAAAGAATGGAAAGCAATGGTAGGTACTCACCATCAATCTAAAGGTATTTTGGGGATGGGTGCAGGACCAGTATCTAATTTTCAAACTTTAATGGAAGCAATTGGTTATGGTTTTGCATGGAACCCGATAAACTCTGCTATGATTTTAGCAGGAGCTGTAGCATTAGGTGCTGTTGGTTTAGCATTGTCACCAATAGCAAAAGGTATAAAAGCAATGATGCCTGTATTTAAAGGAAACGGTTGGAGAGATATGATTTCCACTAAAGGAAACCCAAAATCAGGAGGTTTTATGGGAATAGGAGCGTCAGCACAAACAAATATTCAACTTTTAATAAATTCATTAGGAGAAGCATTCAAATTTGGTTTCGGTTCTATAAATATTGGAGCTGGAGCTGCAGCAATGATTATTGTAGGTAATTCCTTAATAAAAATAGGTAAGGGTATTGCCGATTTCATGAAGCACAAAATAGATAAAAAAGTAGCCAAAAATATTTCTGTTATGGTAGAGTCTATAGCAGGTGCATTTGGTAGAATTGGTAAAAAATACGGAGGTGCTGGTTTCTTTGGTTTAGGAGCCGGTGCTTTATATGATGGTATTCAATCAACAATGGGAATGGGAGAAGCTTTAACAAGTATCGCAAAAGGTATGAAAGCCGTTTCAGTACTTAGATTCCCAACTTATGGAGACCCTAATGACCCTGGAAAAATAACTGAGTATATAACAGTTGACAAGGGTGCTATGAATAAAATTTCAGCAAATGTTGCTATGATGGTAGAAAGTCTAGCAGGCGCATTTGGTAGAGTGGGTAGAATGTTTCCTAATAAACCAAAATCAGGTTTATGGGGTTTCTTAGGAGGAACTGACAACCCTGTAAAAACAGGTATTCAATCTGTTTCCGGTATGGGTTCTGCACTTGGTGGAATTGCCGAAGGTATGAAATCCTTTTCAACTCTTAAATTTCATAAATATGATGACCCTTCAAAACCTGAGAAAATAACAGAGACAATTGATTTAACCAAAGGAGATGTACTTAAAAAAGTAACTGACAATATAGTTATGATGGTTGTTTCTTTAGCAGGAGGTTTTGCAACAATAGGTAGAAGATATCCAAAGAAAAAACACAAGGGCTTCTTTGGTACAACTTATACGACTACAGGTCCGGTAGGTGTTGGTATCGAGCAATCTTCTGGTATGGGTGGAGTTGTTGCTGGAATTGGTGCGGGCTTAAAAGACTTTTCAACACTTAAATTCCCAGTATATGAAGGAACTAAAATCAAAGAATATATTGATTTAACAAAAGGAAATGTTCTTAAGAAAGTAACTGCAAACATCGTAGATATGATTTTATCACTTGCTACTGGTTTTGGTAATGTTGCTAGAAGATTCCCTAGAAGAAAATATAAAACTTGGTGGGGCGCTACTAGATACGCACCAGATGGAAAAGTTGGTGAAGGTGTTAAGCAAGCATCCGGAATGGGAGGGGTAATATCAGAACTTGGTAAAGGTTTAAAAGACTTTTCAACTCTTAAATTCCCGGAATATAAAGGTAAAAAGTTAGTAGGGTATACTTCTTTAACCAGTGGAGGTATGCAAAAGGTTACAGATAAT